CCCGTAAGCAGCAGGCCGAGGCAGTGCTCCGCCAGCACGCTGTTTTCCGGCAGGGCGGAGATCAGACTGCCGAGCGTCCGGAGCGACGTCGAGGCGGCGCGGGCGCTGCCGCTGCGCAGCAGGCCGTCGAGGAAGTCGATGCTTTCGCGGATCTCCTTTTCCGGCATGGTGCTCAGCAGCCGCCCGAGATAACGGGGGATAAAGCGTGCGATCTGCTCCTGCCCGTTTTCCAGAGCGGTATAGCCGCTGTAGCTGCCGCCTATCGGCCGCAGCCGGTATCGCACCGTCACGGTGTTGTGCCCGCCTACCGGTGAGCATGCGCCGGTACACAGCACCTTCATGCAGTCGCCGTCGTCCCGCAGGGTTCCGTCTGCCCCGCACCGGCCCAAGAGCCTGGCTGTCAGCGTGGGGTTGGCATATGGCAGCACCTCCACGGCGCCGCCTTGCGCCGTCGCCCACCGTCCCCGGGAGTCGGTCACCCGTGCCTCCGGGATCAGCGTCCCCGCCTGCTGGATCGTGCCGGTCTGGCCGGTAAGGCCCTCTGCTGTCTGCCCGGCAAACTGCACCCGGCAGGAACGGATGCTGCTGCCCCGGGCTCCCGCCGCCGTCACCTGATAGGCCAGGCGGCTGTATCCCCGGACGCACACACCCCACCCGGCAATGACGGCGTTGTCATTCACCACCTGGGCCGCCAGACTGGCGGTGGGCTTCACCTCTTCCGGCACATACAGCTTTATCGGGCA